ACCAATACCAGGCGTAATAGATTGTCCATAAGGAGGAGCAGCGCCAATAGAAGCTCCGAATGCAGCGTCAACCAAAGCGCCGTTATTGACAAAGATACCTAAGCTGTTATACCCAATCTGATATTGCTGAGTAGCTGAGGAAGTGCCGAAGATGTTGTTCTCATTACCGATGACGAACTGAACATTGGCACCTTTAGTTCTTACTTGAGGATTAGCACCATAGTAACCACCTAAAGCTCCAGCACCTGTATTGGTGCCGCCGTCACCTGTATCAGTGACGACAATAGGAGTAGAACCAACATAGAAACGTGTAGCATTGGAAGCAGCAGGATTAACTGCGGCTTGAGTAAGAATAGTCGTGATGCCTGATCGGGTACCGCTAAGAGCGTTGCCCCCGAAGGAAGCATTGACTAAGATGTAGTTCAGACCTAATGCGTAATTGGCATTGTCTGATGTGATATTGATTGTGTTAGCACCCTGCTCAGTACTGCCAGCCAATGAAGTGCCGGAGAACGTCTGAGAAGTGATGATAGCTTGGTTCAGGCCTGAAGACGTAAACGTCTGTGGAGCTGACCAGAAATTAAGACCGTTTAGAAGAGGAACGGTTGCCCCTGATGTTCCTACGGGAGGAACTTGAATTGTTGGATTAGAAACAACATCAACCAACCTGGCCGGGCTATTTATAGTAGCCGGGGCAGGAAGGTTGATGATGTTAAAATTATTCATATCTAATACAGAGTTCATTGCATTAGGTAATCCGCCCGAGCGGGACAGGACATCTAAGAATGCGCCCTCTATTAGCTGACTGTTCGCGTTCACAATAGCGACAGCAGAGTTGTCGTTGACGAACGTAGATACAGGCGCTAGAGTGATGTTTTCAGCCATTTATGAACCTTAAGAGACCGGAGTCTGAACCGTACCAGAGCCGACAAGGTTACCCTCGACGAACCAGAAGTTCGGGCCCATGTCCGTATAGAACAGGGTAGAACCTTTGATGCCGCCTTGAGTGGTGCCGTTCATAGTGACGGTAACGTTGTTGTTGGCAACGAAAGAACCGTTCGTAGTACCAGCCACGGTGATCGTACCGAAGATCTTATCCGAACCAGCAGCAGACACGACGTAGTTGCCGCCAGACGCAGTGGTCTGAACGACGATCGTGTACGTGTTACCTGTGCCGGTAGCGGCAGGAAGAGTAACCGTAAAGCCAGTGGCTAGGTTAAGATAGAGGGGACGGCCGAGGTTGATCTGTTCGGTCATCGTTGTATTTGCAGTCGCAACGACAGTTGCAGGAACGCCTGCGCCAGTAATATTGCTGGACGCGGTGCCCTGTTGCCAACCAGTCTTGATTGCGCGTGCGAAGATAGTTTCGCCGGAGTAATCAACAGCCATAGTATATCCTTTCTAGGAAGACCAGGGCATGTATTTCTACAGAGGCCCTGGACATGTCCATTAGATTTGCGTGGCGTCGTTGATGTTGCCGTAGATGTGGTAGCGAACACGCAGACGGAGCAAGCCACCGCCGGAAGCACCCGTATACGTCCCACCAGCCGCGATAGCGGAGATGTAGGCGTTATTCGGGAAACCACCTGGGAGGAAGCTCTCTGCGAGCGTAACCGCAGGAACGTTACCGAGCCAGCTACCAGCGGTCGGGGGAGTGGCAGTGCCGAAGGCAGTACCATCACCATACCACGTGTAGTGAGCGCCAGCCGTCATACGAGCGTTGGCGCAAGCACCCAGAAGCTGAACGCCAGCATTCGGAGTGATCTGTGCCCACGAGGACGGGTTGGAGCCGTTGGCCGGGAGGTTCACGACAAGACCAATACCAGTGAGGCCAGTGGCGCCACCAGTACCAGCGTTAGCCGCAACCAAGCATTCGAGGTCGATCTGGTCGATGTAGAGCTGCGGGTTGATGATATTCAACACGCCAGTCTGTGCGCCAGTCGTACCAGCAGCCGTAACCGGAGCAGTGATCTGCAGCGGGAACAGGGTCGTGTAAGACACGATACCCGTGTTAGCCGTAGCAGACTGCGAAGCGACAGTGCCTTGGAACGAGGAGGGAAGCGGGAGAGTGGGAGCCTGAAGAGTAGGCGTGCCGAAAGATGTCGCGCCGAGGCTAATCATAACCTCGATTTCACGGTTTTCACCGTACATGACATAATCGCCACCCAGTTCAGGGACGGGCTTAGACGTGCCGTAAAATAACGGCAAGCCATCATTATTTAGCCAATTACCAGTAACCATAGTTTAATTCTCCTTATTAGCTCGGAACGACCGAGGTGTTCGTGAGGATGGTAACCATGTTTTCCGGACGGTACAGCTTAAAGCCATACTCAGCAATCGTCAGATACTCTTCCTGCTGCAAGTCCTTATTGAACTCGGAGTAGACAGTGGGCATCTGGCGGAAGCCGCCGATAAACGGCATCGTGTCACCGGGAGCCGCCGAGAAGAAGTAGTTGGCAACGCCATTAGTGACGGTACCAGCCGCACCACCAGAAGTGATGGTCTCGGAAGCGATCGAAGGCAGATAGTTCGACACATAGATATCAAAACCGAACACATTGAAACGGTACTTGAAACCTGTAATCGCGCCTTCCTTGATGATGCTTTCGCCCATGGGCATCGGCGTAATCATGTTGACGAGATTGGTCTGAGTCTGAAGAGTATACGCAACCGAAGGATCAACAACCGCGCAGAGGTTCGTCAGAGGCACGTTAGCCTTCTGGAGAGCATACAAGGCACGAGCGAAGTCCTGGTAAGAGATACCTCCGCCTGCGCCGGTACCAACCCACCGGTGATCTGCACCGTTGATGAGGTTGACGTTAGAGACAGTCTGGCCGCTATTAGCTTGAGCAAGAATATTCGTTTCCACAGCTTCCATGAGGGCACGGTGCTGACGTGGGACGAACGCCGCAATGACGTCCGCCGAGTAATACGAATCTCGCTTAAACTTCTCGGAGATGGCGTTCGCAGAGTACTGATACTGATTGAACGAGAAGGTAAAGTTACCAGTCGCCATCGAGTTGTACTTAATTGCCTGACCTTCAGTGTAGTTGGCAACTTCTGCTTCACCGATCGACGGAATGTTAACCACATAACCGTCTGGGAAGTCCGAGATAATGCGGACAAACTTCATAGCATTGAGTTCATCCAGCAACAGTTCCTTAATGGTCCGGGACCAAACATTAGTCCGGATCATAAACTGTTGGTTGGAATCCATAAATCCAGCCATTTAATTTATCCTAGTTTATTGAGTTAGAGTTAAAGACGCTCCTCATAGTTCTGCTTCACAAAGTCGCCATCGGCGAATGCGGAGCCTAACTCCTGAGCGTCATGATACATTTGAGTTTGGACTTTAGGGTCCAGCCACGCGCGCGGATTCTTCTCCTTTAAGGCCTGATAATAAGACCACGTACGCTTCTCACTACCCTTCGGCTTGAAATTGTCGTTTCGAACAGAAGACATGGGAGGGGCTTGGAAAGTAGGTTCCTTGGTTTGTTCGACAAGACCGACAGTCTTGAGGAACGCTTTCGGGCTACGACGAGCCAGAAGTTCCATATCACCTTCACTCAAATCCAAATCATCGAGTGTTGCTCTGAGCTTCTCGGACCAGTTGCGGCCGAGTTTCTCTCGAAGCTCATCCTTGACTGTTTTGAGATTAGCGTCTGCTATGCGTTGCTTTTCGCGAGCGCTTAGACGAGACTCGATCATCTCTTCTAGTTTATTAGGATCGAATTGGGGCTGGTTAACATTTTTCTCTTCGGGGGTATTATCGAGATTGTCATTTGCGTTAGCGTTCTGAAAGGTCTTCAGAACCTCTTCTAACTTGGCCCGGGCATCATAGTCAGCTTTAAGGCGGAGATAGTCGTTAGCCAGAGTGTCCTTCTGTTTCACGATCATCTTGATGTATTCGTCTGCCTCATACTTACCTTTTGCAAGGTCTTGAGGAGTCTTAAACTTCTTGCCGTCTCCGACTAGTTCTTGAAAATAATCTTTGTTTTCATCAATATCGGGGAGATTGTCGTCTTCGTTATCGAGCAGTGTCATTTCTAATTACCTGTTTGTCTAGGTCGACGTATGTTTTTAATACTGTGAATGCTTTACGGCAGCCATTTTTATATGCCTGCTTGTACGCCCAAGATGGGTTGTCATACGCCTTAGCATCCATCTCTGATTGATCAAGAGCTTTAATCTCTTCATCAATGAGGACCATCAGACGGTCTAAGACTTGCTTAGAACCTTGGACTGCGGCCTCGAATCTTAATTTAGCATTGGGGTCGTCTTTTAAGTGTTCGGTCCACTTAGTATACATTACTGTCGCCTTAATGCGTTATTGGGAGGAGGAATTGGAGGTGCCTCAGGAGGAGGAGGTGGCAGGGGCATGTCGTGGTCTTCACCCATACCTGTTGCAGTACCTGCTTCCTGATGCAGTTGCTCTTGTAATGCTTGGATCATCTGCTGACCCTTAGCTTGTTCAGCCAAGGCAACATATGGCATTACGATCATGTACTTACCGAGATCGAACTTACGCTCAAACAACTTCGCCATCTTAATGCTGGAGAAGTGTGGCTGGACGAATTGCCAAAGAGGCGAGCCAGCCAGACCAGTAAGGTTCTGGATCATCTGGGTATCTTCGGCGAAGTGACGTGCGCCGACAGCACGAATACGCCCGATGCCCGTGATGTCTTCGACACTCAAGGACTCGAACGTAAATAACTTTTCATTGCTATCGAACATCTTGATGGTTGTAACACCAGTCATGTTCCGCTTAGCAAGCTCTACCATTGCATTAAGCAACGGCTCGAGCATCTGTTCTTCAAACTGCTTTATCTTATTGGCGAAAATTCGAGCAGCGGCGTTTTCCATAGCTTGAACTTCGTACTTGGTCTTTTCACCTGGAGTTCTAAATCCCATAGCTTCTCGAGGGGCTCCGGCCATTTCTTCCATAAGTCGCTCGAGATTTTGAATTTCGAGGTTGGCGTTGAGGGCGTTGACATCTGGGCAAACCAGTTCAACATCACCTTCTTCAGAGACGAAAATCTTTTCGCCAGGTTGCCAAGTAAAGTCTTCAACAAAGCCTTTGACCTTCTGTACGGGGTAAGTGATTAGATCGAAGACGTCAGCCTTCATGTTCTCGACGTGATCCATACGGTACTGCATACCAATGAGATTATCGAGAGGACCCATACCCCAGAGATTATCCTGCTTCTTACGCCACGGAACGTGGTACATCGGAGGATACCCGAAGTAAGACGGGTTAGGCTTATCGCCGATTAGCTTATGGCGATCGATAACCGTAATGACACGGTTCTTCTCAAACGTATCGTTTATGGGATCGTAATAGTCGCCGTAGAATGTAAGTATTTCAACATAGTCCGAAAGAAGATAAGCGCGAAAACTAGTGAACCCATCCATAGAGTAAAGGTGATCACGCTGCATCCAATCGCCTTGGAACGTCCGCGCGTGAAACCTAATCTTCCTAAGATATTCATAAAGAGCTTCATACTCTGCCCTATTCTCATCGTTAGACATACGATTGAGCATTTCCTTAACTTCGCCCATCGAAATGATCGAACGAACGATCTTAGGCGAGTTAGTGAAAGTCTCAGCGGTAGGGTTCATGACGAGATCGAGAGGGCTAATGCGTCGGATCATAGGTCCAATGAAGCCCACCTGCGTCATGTCAGGCTGATCAACTCTTTCGTCCACCCATTCGACAGTGCCGAAGCAGTTGCCGAAGTCGATATAGTCTAGAATGATCTTATCGAGTTCTGCCTTAAATGCAGGCTGCTCAATACACCAGTTGATGTAATTGGCTATCGCATCTGCTTTATCGCGAGAATTCTCATCTGCTTCGTTGGCTTCCCAGAAGATATCTTCTCTCTGAGGAAACATAGTAGCTGTATAGTTAGAATAGAGATTATCCCTAATCTGACACAGTTTCGGAACAGTCGTCTTGTTTTTCCAAGGCAGCTGTGCATTTGTCGTCTGAGTTGTGTTAGTTGCATAAACGTAACGACGGACCTCTTCCCAATCATTCTTTTTGACTTGGCGTAGGGTCTCGTATTGTAAGAAGCGTTCTGTTATTCGGACGGCCCGCATGTCTTCTTGTAAGACATCGGACAATTCCATTACTTTACCGGTCACTTATAAAACGCCTCCAAATTGGCTGTGAAACTGAAATTGAGATTCTGACTGTTTATTCATTCGAAATGTGTTTAAAGGCGCTTGAGCAAAGTCAATAGCCGATGATAGGGCGTCCTTAATATCGTCATGCGCAGGATTGCTAAACACGAGTTCTTCCTCGAGCAGCTGAATGTTTCCGCCTGAGTAATGCCAAATCTGACGATTAGCGTAGCGTGGTTCTAAGGTTGCGAGGATGCGTTCTTCCTTAGAGCCTTGCCATCTCGAAGGCCGATATTCTTCGACAGCGAGGGATAATCCAAGAGGCCGGATGTAGTTCTCTTTTAAGTCCTTTACAATAACGACTTGAGCTACCGATACTTCGGCTCTTATTTTTCTGAAACCCCACTTCTCGTAGAGCATCAAAATCTTCTTGAAATACTCTGATACCTGTTGCGTTTTGAAGCGCTCGATATCTAAGACGTAGTAATTGTTGTTCCCATCCACACCGACAACGACTACAGCTGAGAAGTCTGCTTTCCTCTCCGTGGAATACGCAAAGTCCACAGCCGCGACGACATTGAGAGGGTTGCCATTGAAATACCATTTCCCGTTTTTGCATGCTAGATACTGAGGGTTATAGTATTGGAAAGCATCGCGCTTAATTGGAGACGAGTCAATATCCCGAGGATCGTTGTAGTACTGGGCACGGAAATGGATTTTGTTAAGGTACTGGGCACGTTTAAGAGCGAGTACTTCGGAGTTGAATCCGAACCATTGTCCATCTGAGCGTTGTTCACGCGGCCAGATGAATTGTCCCGATCCATCACCAACATTTTCCACCGGCCATTCTCTGACATCAAACAGTAGACGGCTGGCCCTAATGTTTCCAATTTCGTCATACTCGTCAATGTGCATCTCCTGTAGGTCGTTGAAGAGGTCTTTTGGATGGTACCGTGTACCGACGACCCATTCGCGAGCCATAGAAGTTTCAATAGAAGACAACAGCGAATACTGGTCTTTTACTTTTTCCCGTCCTTCTTCCGTGTAAGCATTGCTTTGGACAACCACATCATCCAGAACGGCGATGTCACAATGCATACCAACAATATTGCTGGTAAGACCTGCAGTAAAAATGGATGGATCACGAATAGCCTCCTCTTTACGGAGAGGATGATCTACGGCGATTTCACGCTCAGTCCACTTCTCACGTTTGGCTTCTTCAGGATTGACCATCTCCGGCCAGAACATCCTGTATCTATCTGAGGTCAGGATATCCTTCATAAACTTTAATTGCTTCGTCGCCAAATTGCTTGTTGAAGAAATATATAAAATTCGTAGGGTCGGATTTCGGGTCAATTCCCAGACGCATCGAAACGCTATTAGCGCCGACTTCATGTGGTCGCGCGGCAATAGCAGCATCTGGTGTGTTAGGGCTGTTGATGAGGTCCACCATCGTATAATTTCCCTATGTATGTTTCCTAAGAGTCGCTTAGGGGCAATCAGATTAATGAAGTATTCTAGGTCTGCTTCAGCTCTCTGTTTGTGTTCTAGTATTTGTAACTCTTTATCAGAAACGGTCCGTTTCTTTTTAGTTGACAACTAATCCTCTTCCGTGCTTGAGTTCATCAATATCCTTACGGATTGCATTCAGTTGTTCGCCTTGATTGTCTAGACGCTTATCTTGAACCGCAAGATCGATAATCACTTGGTTAAGAATCTTAATATTTTCTTTGATCTCAGTCAGTCCTTGTTTCAGGTGTCCCATATCCGTCTACATTACAAAGTAAGAGGAGACAACCACAAGAAGGAATGCCAAAATCGTGCCAAGATTTAACGTCCACTCAATGTTCATAACACTTACGAGAATTGGCCCGTAGCAAAGATCGTGACGTTAGTGCCTGTAGTAAAGTTCCAGCCGCCGGTGGTTGAATACGCACGGACAGGAAAGTACTGATTGTAGGGAAGAACAGTAGCTGTACCTGCGGGCACAGAAATAACGGCAGTAGTGCCGTCTTTTAACGTTACAGCGCCGGGAGTCGTAGTCCCTGCGATTACAGTGAAGCCCTCGAGGTAATCCCCGGCTTTGCCAGTATTACCTAAGAACTTGTTAGTTTGTCCAGCTGCGACAGCGTTATACTGTCCAGCGACACCGGGTTGATACCAAACCATTACATAACTCCGCCGTTTTGTTCACCATTGGGAATTGGGCGGCCAGTCATATCGGCTAGACCCATCATTTGCATACCCTGAGGTAGATTGTTAACTGGGTGATCTGCGGGACTCTGGGGAGTACCCATAGGAAGTTCAGAGAAGGACTTGAACTTCATTCTTTTCTTCTTCTTATCCATTACTTCTTTTTCTTCTTCTTAGCTAATCTACCCTTTTTAAAGCCGTCTGTAGCATAGTAAGCAACGACCTGCTTCTTCGTCCAGTGTTTACCTGACGGAGAAGTATAGTCGTTCTTACCTACTTTAGTAAACGGCATTAGATTAGAATAGCATGCTCGCCGTTAAGAAAGCACCACCGGCGTTCGTAAGACGAAGGTCGGGGAGAATGGTAGCGCCGATCGTAAAACAGACGAACGAAAACGCAAGTAAAACTAATTTAACGCTCATTAGCACGCCATCACTTTGCCAGAACCAGATTCAGTGAGATGATTCTTTTCGTTCTTAGCAGTCATATGATCTGAACCTCCCTTCTGGGCGCCGGTGTGCGTAGTGAAGTCCATGCGGTGATGACCGCCGTGGCCAACGGCACCATCAGAGTGCCCGCGGCCTTTTTCTTGTCCAATAGACATAGCCATGTAAAATATCCTTTACTTAAGTAAAATTGTGTGTTATAACCACAACTGAATATTATATCCTATTTAGACAAGGAAAGCAAGAAAATAATGCGAGAAGTAGACAAAGAAGATATTGGTAAGATAAATTTAGATCTTTTATTACAACAAATTAAAGAAGCTGCAGAATTATACAGATTAGAAAAACTAATGGAGGAAATGGCAAATGCACCAAAAGAGGAAATGGGAAAGCGAGAACCCGGTGAGCCGTGTACTTACGCAGGAGAACGGCATAAAATTCAGACATCATAGGCGTTTTCTTGATGAAGCGCTCGAAACGACGATTTTTGTAAAAGACAAGGCAGAACTGGAGAATATCCTTGGAGACAAGCTCAGAATCACAAAATACGGGGAAGGCATCGATGAACGCTGTGGATGGGACACCTACATCGTCACAGATGATTTACCCGCCGGAAAGAACAAATGCGTCTACGGATTCACAGATGGACCTCTATCTTAGGGAGAAAAGACTAGAAACTTGGGAAGAACATGTGGCGAGACGCAATAGATTGGGACTAGAGCTTTAAAATGCCCCGCCAAGCTCATTAGAAGCTCACTGATGCGTTTTTTTATGTAGGTGGCTACTACCCTACCTGCCTATATACAAAACGAATGTAGACCCCCTTAGAACGCATTCTCAGCCATTTCGTATATTTTAGCTATAAAAAAATTTCTCCGAGATATTTTTGGGCTTCAATTCAATGCTGCTCGAGGCCCCCCGGCACCCCCTCTACCCCCGGTTGCATGATGCTCAACCTGCGGATGTAATAGAACGGAAGTGTTTCGTTCTGTTAGCTCGCAAGGTTCCGCGTCGCACTATAGTCTACTCTCCGTAGGTCTATAGCGTTTCTTCTATCGAAGGTAGCGCTATGAATACGGAGGGTTGCATAAGGTATGCTATAGGTACCTATAGTAAGTATAGTGGGCCGCTGCCCACAATCAGATGATTGACAAGTCTTATGTGAGCACATTCACACAACAGCCTAGTGTGAACGGCATCACACATAAGGACGGCCGTATTGGGTAAGTTGCCAGACAAGCCCAACTCGACTTTGAGTAAGCATCACGTCATGTTATGATGATGTTATGAAATGTGATGAGGTATTCGCTAAACGCATAGCTCTTTCAACCGGTGATTTGTTGACAGCGATGCGGTTGTATCGCCAAGGTTCCGTTGGAAAGGCACACAGCAACCGGAGAGGCAAGGCACATGGCACAAGTGACGGCGACCAACGTGGCCGCAGACTGGGCGTTCAAGGGCGCGGTGAGTGTTGAAGGCAATCGCATCGTGGTGCGGAAGGATCGCAAGGTGGTGGTGCTAGACCTGACCATGAATGAAATCATTGCAGTGCGAACGGCATTGCAATCCCATGCCGCTCCTCAAATGCAGGCAATGCTTGCGTGAAGGCCGAAACCGCAGCAATGCGGTCCGCTGGTATCGCCAGCGCTGACGAGGCCAGACTGCACTCAAATCTAGGAGAGACTGTTATGGGTAAGCCTGTTGTTTCTAATCGCCGCCGCGCTGCCGCTCCCGTTGCTCCGGTTGCGCCTGTTGTCCCGGTTGTAGTTGCCGCCCCTGTCCCGGCTGCGCCTGTTGTGCTGCCCGACCTGTCCGGCACGGTCGGACCAGAGGCGCCTAAGCTGAGTGTTAGTGCAGCGCACAAGATGGTACATCTGGCGCATGACGTGGCGGATCACCTTGACCAGCAAGAGGGTTTCGACGAGGCGATGGCGTCCTTTGCCGATGCCAAGGTGACTATCCTCTACGGTCCTGTTGAAGCGTTCAGCTTCCTATCATCGGCCGCCGCGTTGCCTACGGACAACGATGAGTATTCATGGATTGATCGTCTGCCGATACCCAACAGCACGGACGACGCCAAAAAGCGGGAGAAGTATGGCGAAGACAGGTTCCCGGTTCCGAATGACGTAGGTGCGGCGTTGTTCCCTAAGCCGGTCAAGCGAAAGAACGGAACCACGGGCGCCGGCACGGGCGATTTCTGGGAGGAAACATTCTGCGCCACGGCGTTCGGCAGGCGTGTCATGGAACGGCAGGAAAATATCGACAACGCCAAGTCTCCCGGCACGCCATACTTTGGCAAGTCTCCCGTATGGCTGGCAGCGGAAGTGAAGGCGGTAGATAGTGCCATTGCCGGTGGTACTGCCGTACTCACAAAGGGATATCTTATCGGCGCGATGATGCGGGACATTCGTGACAGACTACCGAAAGTGCTGGCGGCATTCATCACGGATGAGGAATTGGTTAACCCGGACAATCCTGCGGAAGGCACTGTCGAAGTGATGGCGCGCGTTGCGTCACCGCTGTTCATCGCGGACCGCAAGCAACAGGTGAACGCTACTGCACTGTCCGTGTCGCAATTCCTTTCGCTTGATGTTGACACTGCCATTGCGAAGGACGGCGGCAGCTACGCTTCACTGTTGGCTACCATGTCCCGCGAGAGCGGCGAGGAGGAAGGTGTCGACCTAGACCTTGATATGGACATGGTGACATCGAACGTGTTCCCGCAATTGCTCACGTTCATGGAAAGCGTCGACAACCAGCGCGCCCTCCGCAAAATGTTGAACAGCAAGAAACCGGAGGACAGCGACGACTTGTTGCTGACACTCGGGAACCTGTCGATCGAACTCTCCGGCATCTTCGCTCCGATGGAACAGCGGTTCAACGCGCTGGTCGCCAAGCAACGGGCGCAAGCGACGGCGGAGCGGGCGGCTGCTGCCGCCTAATCCTCTCACACTGCAACAAGTAATGAGGGCCGCAGCAATGCGGCCCTTTTCTTTTGCCCATATCAAAACAGAACGGTGCCGTTCCATTCCGGTTGTGCTCACGGGTTGCAACAACCAGAAGGAAAAGCACCGGAAGGGGCTTTTCCTATCATCAATCGCGTGCTCTAGTGTCCATGGATTTCGGCTTGTCTATGGTTTAAACCCATTCACAATGCAGCGCTGAAACATATATTCAGAACCGAAGTAATGTCCGACCTGATACATAGCTAGTCCGAATATAGCGAACACAGATAGATTGATGATTATATTTCTTACTGTTTCGTTGATCTTAAACATTAGCTTACCTCAATAGTATTGGGTTCATCTAGCACACGCATACGTATCTCATATAATCCATCTTCGGTTATCTTACTATCACCTTCATACTTAAGAATAGAACCTTTACGGACAGGCCAGAAACATTTAGTTCTGACAATTAAATAACAATCGTCGTTCATGCTGTGTGCTTTCTAAATTGCATATCCAATAAGACAACATCAGGTGATGTAAGCCATACAAAATCTAATACATTTGTATTGATTAGAAATGTCTTATCTAGTGGATATAGTGTTTGACTATAGACTACACGACCGCCGTCATCATAGCCTTTAGCATACATTTCATATTCACATTCAGGTAACGTATTCAGTCCCATTCCATTTGCCTTTCTGTATTGCTAATAGTACTCGCGAAGCTTCTACTTGACGCTCTAGTTCTGCGATCTCGCAATCCTTTTCATATAACAATTCGTGGTAGTGCTTCACATAATCATATAACTCTGTGTCATGCACCCATATGTTTCGTGATTTGATGTAGAATGATCCCATTATGGGGTTTTCCTATCATCATTTGCGCG